CTTTTATTTTCTATAAGAGGGAGGATTTATAGATTAATTAATTAATCTGGTAAATGCATTATTGCTCTATCGTATTGAATGGTGATACCAATTTTTCTATCCCCATCAGCGGAAACATCAAATGCTTCTTCTGAAATATCAGAAATCCAACATCCAATCATTTCCCAATGTCTGATTTCAGCTCCTGTTTGGTCGTATTCTACTAAAGTACAATTGTGTTTATAATCAATTGCTCTTCCACCTTTATCATTAACAACATCATAAGCTTTTGCTTGCCATGCCATTAATGTAGATTTAGTATCAATACCTACGAAATCTTGACACTCGAATGAGCCTGCTTCAAATGAAGGATTACCAGCGTATTTAACTACTGAGTTACCCCTTCTGATTTCAATTGGTGCAATTGCAAAATGTGGAACTGAAGCTTTTGAAACACTTAATTTAATTACTTCTTGACCATTTGAAATGATATCTTGTTCTGTGGGTTGTTCTAATCCAAAATCACTTCTAACTAAACTATTTAATCCTTCAACAATAAATGTGAAGTAATTACTTCTTGCTACTTCATAATTAGCAATGTTAGAACTAATGTGATAAGTACCCCAACTTTCATTTACTTCTGCCATAAATAATCTCCTTATTCTGTAACACTAATTGAATCAGATAATTCTACTGTTAAGTCAAAATCTTCAACAGCTTCAATTGGAATAATTTTAACAATAGCTTTTAGTGTTGCTTTTTGGTCTGTTGTTTCTTTGATTAATTTGTAACCTTTAATTCCTTGGCCTGTTCTCATTTCTTCTAATAATGGTGTGATAGCACCTTTGAAGTTAATCCATAAGGCATCTGAGTTAGGTTCAAATGTAAATCTTCTTGCTGCTCTAAATAATATTTTCTTAATGTCACAACATAAGTGTCTAATATTTAAGAAATTAGAAGCTTTTAATCCAATTGTATCTGTTTCAGGGTCTCTTGTGATTGGGTATAATGTTCTATTACCCCAAACAATACTACCATAAGGTCTAATTTCAGTAACCATATTTACTGCTTGAGAACCTTCTGTAACTCTATCTTGTAAAATATCTATATCTTCTTGACCATATCTATAGTCAGTTTTAACTTGTTCATATGGTAATTTGCCTCTAATTGAACCTGCCATTGCAAACCAATCTTTAAAGTTTTTGGTATGTCTTGCAAAACAAGCTAAGTAAGCAAATGATGCTGGATATGAAGTTGTTCCTAAAAGTCTAGATTCTTTAAATGTAATATTTGGAGTAAAAGCAGTTGCATATTTAAATGGATTTTCTACTACTCCGTTTTCTCTTTCAATATCTTCTACTGATAAAGAACTAATATATTTTTTAATTGAATCTACATCATAGTGGAATTCAAAGTCTGTTTCTTCAATACCTGCAATTGTAGCTCCATCTTCTGGGAAATCAACTACTGCAATAGCATCTCCTCTTTTAGCTGCACATTCAATCATTTTTTCAGTAGCAGTAACATCAGCATGTCCACCACATGTTAAGAATCTTAAATTATAAAGACCTTTATCTTGGTATGGTTTCCAGAATTTTGTATCTCCAGTTTCATTTAATACTGTCCAATCACTAATAACTCTATAAAGAACTGTCATTCCTAATTTAAGTAATCTATAAGTCATTTTAGTAGGGACGTCCCATTGTTTTTCTACTTCTCCACTTTCAGATTCTGGTAATAAAGATTCAAATACATCTGCATCTGTGAAGTACATTTCATTTACTGTACCTTCTTCCCCAGAAGCATCAACTACTACTTCTTCTTTACCAATTTTACCTGCTAATGGAGTAAGACCTGGAATTAAAACAATGTAATCATCGTATTGAACTGCTTCAGCACTTGTAAGGTCTTTTTCTGCAATTATAACTTTTGGCATAATTCCAATATTTCTCCTTTATTATCTAAGCTTTATCTAGCCTTCATCAATTAATTTAGCAAATGAACTATTTGCTTTCTTCTTCACTTATATGAGTAAACCCATTATGGCCTACCACAACTCCCTCAGTAACCACTTCAACTTCTGGCTCAATAACTTCTAAATTGTTAT